TTAAGATCCTTTACACCAAACGATTTTTCTGCCATTGCGCTAGTCTTTTTTAGTATTTATTAAGAGAACTTTATCTCAACTCCACCACTAATCTTTAGATTAGGTGAGTTTGTAATAGTGATCTCAGGTTTTTTTGGTTCGGAAGGTGAACCAGTGGGGGCATCCCATATTACAACAGGCCCTTTTCCATAACTCTGTACTGAAGCAACATCTTCCCAAGATTGTGTTGTTGCAGTGAATGATGTATTGTCCTGACCATAATAAAATCTGTCTGGATCTTGAGTACCACATTGGTTCTTCAACCAATCTTTTAGTTCTCTCCAAGTCCATCCTCTATTATATTGTAGTTTAGTAACTAACCAACCAGCACATGTAGGACAACCAGAACTAGTGCCACTGAAGTTAATATCATATGGAGTAGGGACTAAACCACTATATGTTTCTGGGTGAACGTATGTCTGGTCTACGGCTTCACCATCACAAGTTAAGGTCTGATCAGCAGCACCATAACAATCAATGCCTGTTCCCATGTCACTATAGGAAACTTTAGTCTCCTTATAGTCGGTATTATTGACATATCCACCAGCAAAGTAATTATCATTCAATGCACCAATATTAATTGCTGCGAACTCAGTTCCAGCAGTAGATAATCCAGATGTAGTCTTACCTAAAGACTGTGGCCATCCTCTTCTATTGATAGTATTGTAACAATTCAACCCAAATTCAGTATGAGTTGCAGATGCCAAGGCAACACTATCGCCTTGAGAACTTGTAGCCCAATAGTTATTATAGTCTAAGTCGCCAGGACTTTGTTGTGTTTGATTACTGTTACCAGCAGCACAAACAAAAATTACTCCAGCATCAGACATTTCTTTACCAGCTTCGGTAACAGAACTATCTACCATCTCTCCTTTACATCTACTACCATCACCGTATGCACCTAGTAAATCAAAGAAAGCTGGTTCACTACCACTATTATATGATGTTCCTGTTACTGTTCCATCTATTGCAGCTGGTCTATACCAATAATACCCACCATTATGAATGGTGCTTGCTCTATAACCCCAACTATTACTTGATAGTGTGGGGTTTTTATCTGAATTTTGTTTCCCAGATGTTGCAGAATGTCTGTCGTAGTTTGGTTTGTATAGATGGAATAATTTTTGTACATCAAATTGACTACCATTAATCCCAGCATCGTAACTACCTATACCATTGATAACCCACCTGTTGGCATTGTATGCAGCACCATAGTTCTTACCAAATACTTGTCCAGCACATTGACTTCCGTGATTAGTTCCATTAGTTGGCTTTGCAGTCTGACTACCGTTACATCTAGCTCTAGTGTAGAAAGTACTGATACCACTTGTAGTACCAATAGTAGAGAATCCTACTGATCTTTGACTTGCATCAGACCACCATGATCTTGCAGCAGAATCTATAGGAACTGTTGTACCATCCCAACGTTGTGTCAATAGAGATGGATTGTTATTGAAGAAGTCTGGGTCAATATAATAAGGAGCATCGAGAACTAGATCTAGAACACCACATGTGCCTGGTGTTGTAGATATACCACTCCATGTCAATGCGTTTCCTGTTGACCACCCTACAGGATCATCAGCAGTAGTACAAAACTCTGGATGTGCAATCCAAAAACCATCATCCGATACGATTGCATCTACGCCAGTCCCATCTCCTAATTGAAATATGTCTTGTTCAAATATTAAATGATCGTTTCCAGTCACTCCAGTTGATGTTGCATCCCAAGGGTTTTCTTTTTGTGTATGCCTTAGTATAGTATACCCAGTTCTGTTCTTATCTGATGCACCAATACCAGCTTGAGATGTTGGTGGTGTTGATGGTGCAGTATTCCATGCTCTATAGTTGGATACTGATTTACCAAATCTAGCAATCCTTTGTACACTAGTAGTAATATCTTTAGGATCTGGGTGATAGTTGCCTGGATATACGTCATAGTCAATACAAACAAACTCTACCTTCTCATGTTTTCTTAAGTCTTCTGCTTCCGCATCAGTCAACATGTAAGTTGCTCTGGTATCACTATGTTCTTTTTTGTCAGGACATACTATAGATGGATCAGGTATATTATCCTCTAGTGAACCATCTTTTTCGAGTTCTTCGTGGATGAATACCCAATCCTCTTTGGTATAACATTTGATAGAGTATGCCTTCTTGTCATCGGCTCCAGTTGGTTTGACAGCCAGATTCGTCCTATCAATAACATTGTTGTTATCTGTTCTAATCATATTCCTTGAATTAGAGTCTTAATGAATCTATATGTGGATAAACCAGAGATCCCTGCCTCTGGAGTAAATTTAATTTGTACATCACCACTACTTATTGTAGCTGCAATAGATACCTGTTGTTCTGGAGAGAACATGATGCCATATTCTTGTGAGAACGCTGTAGTTCCATCGTGCATGACAAGAACTTTCTGTGATTGTCTGTATGTTCCTAGACCAATCATGAATGTATACTCAGCACCTGAGTAACTTGATGCTGCGAATGAATCTATTTGTGATTCAACTCCAGCAGATGCAGTATATGTTCCGAATCCAGTAGTAGAGATACTTCCTCCACCCCCACCTGATGCGGTGATTGTAATAGTTGCATCTTGACCAGAACCAGTTGCAGTAACTCCAGATCCAACAAAGTTGATTGAAGTGATACTAGTTGCAGTACCAACGTTAGTTCCCTCTTCTTTAATGGTGATACCATTAATACCACCACCAGCACCACCAGCTGCTGGAACCCATGATGATCCATTCCATTTTAATACATCATCATTATTTGGTGCATTACTAGAAACGTTAGAAAGATTTCCTATGTTTTGACCAGTAATATTTGTGAGATATCCAGCACTTGCATGGTTGCCCCATGTATATGCAGTCTCATACTGTGTGATATCAAGGTTAGTTATTTGAGTTGCAGCACCTGTGAATGGAACCGCACCTGACATATCAATAGTTGCAACTCCACCACTGTAGGTTGCAGTTACAGCAGAACCAATAAAGTTAATTGTTTGTGCAGATCCTACTGATGATGATTCTTCTTGTACAACAATACCAGATAATCCACCGCCACCACCACCTGATGAAGTGACTGTTACAACTCCAGCAGACGCAGCTGATACTGAAAGGTTTGTGCCAAAGTTAATAGTACCAATGGTTCCTACGAGTGTGCCATCGTCTCTGATGATAATACCACTACCAGATGCGGTGATACCAGTTAGTCCAGATCCATCTCCTACAAAACTTGCACCAGTTACAATTCCTGTTGCATTGATATTATCAACTAAGATGTCTGGTTTGTCAGTCAATCCAGCAGCAACTGTCGCTATTCCAGCAGTGTTTGCATATGAGACAGTAATGTTTGATATGTTTGTTCCATCTCCATAGAACGAAGTTGCAGTAATAACACCAACTCTATAGTGTTCAGTTCCTGTTCCTACAGTACTATCAGCATTTTTATTAACAAGTTCTCTCCATCCTAAAGCAGTGGTATTGAGTGCTAATCTATTTCCTTGACCTGTGTGGAAGTGACACCAATACCAAAGTGTGTTAGGTGCATCAGCTGGAGGTGTAAAGTGTACAGTCTTAGTGGTAGCACTAGAAAAACCACTGGTGTACTCTGCCATAGTTTTGACGACACCATCTAGTCTGTAAACTGTAGTGGTAGGATCATAGTGAGCTCCACCTGGCACCAAGTCTCCATCTTCAGTTAGACTGAACATGAGTGGGTGAGCCTGACTATTATAGTTGGCATTTGAAGCATCATTCTGATCGAACAGATAAGTCGCTCCTCTTGTTATAGGGAATTGATCTGGTTTTTCTACACCATCAAAGTAGAATACACCTGTTGCTTGACCACCTACAGTATCTGTACTGACTGAAACTTGAACTGTTATCTCTTCCTTATGACCATAGTATGCCTTATCAAATTCATGAACGTGAGCAAACTGACCATGATTGATTCCAGCAGCTGGTAGATCATTGTAATTAGTCCATAGGTGAGGTAGAATATTACTTGTTGCAGCTCCGTCTACTCTGCCTTGTAACTTAAAGTTACCTAGTACGTTAAGAGCATATCCTTCTGTATTGGTAGTACCTAAACCAACGTTAGTTGATGTGTTGATACCAGTAGAGTTTGATCTCCAAATACTATCTGTTGATGGTAAGTTAGTCAATCCAGATCCATCACCAGAGAACTTAGATGCAGTTAAGACACCTACAGTGTAGTAGTTACCGTTGTGATCCTGATGAAGTAACTGTCTCCAACCATTGTAACCACCCATTGTGGTTCCAGTTGAAACATATGCAGTCTTAGTATTATTTGCATAAGCAAACATACCTCTCCAACTTGTTGCAGTAGGCATATCACCTGT